ATGCCGGCCTTCTTAAGGTCTGTCTTGCGTGTGCTTGAAACCTTGATAACGTAAAAGTCGAAGTAGTTTTCCATATCTCTCTATCTCCCTGCTTGATGTCAATAATATACACCGCCCGTGTATATCTTGCAAGGGTATAGGTAGATATATTTTAGACGGCTCCCCAACTTCGCTTTGATCCGCACACCTGCCAAGCGTAGGCCAGAGCGTCCACCACGTCATCATGCCGCCCAACCGGGAAGGATAGTAGCTCATCCTCAAAGTAGGCCGGTAACCCTTGGCAGTGCATGACTTGGCTTTGCTCGTAGCGGGCTTCCAGAGGCGCAAAGCGGGTCACTTTGTCGCGGTCTGGGCGGATGCCCCGGATAGGAAGTTTTGTACGTCTAAGAAGCTCCTGCACGACAGCGGCTTGGTATTGAACCTGCTCGATGCCGATCATGCTTGGATTCCACTTAGCCGCCATTGCCTCGATGAAGCGTAGCACGGAAGCAAAGTCCGCGCGGGTACGGTTGATGTCTCTAACGTAGATTGTCCCATCGTCACCACGGGAGACAACAGCAACGCCGGTATAGTCTGCTTCACTCTTGGTTGATATAGCCAAGTCAACCCCGATGTAGGTGGGTAGGCCTTCAGGGCAATCACCGTACCGTAACCACTCCCGCTTGATACGCGCTCCCGCCGCATCGACGAACTGAGCCAAATACTCCTGTTGAAACGCGATGCTCGGCAAAGACTCACCCGCCTTGCCTACCTCCTCCGGATCAATCCACGGGTTAGCGGTGGTCGGCATCTGCCAGCTCATCCAGTCGGCATCCGTAGCGGCTTGGTTGTAAAGGGTGCGGAAGTAGTTAGAGCCTTTAGGCGTAGATAGAAAGAAAGCGTCCCCCTTGTAATCGGTAAGCGTTGGGCGGATTGCTTCCGTCCAGGCTTGCTCTAGATGCCGTGCCATTGCCGCCTCATCGATGATAACCCGCTTGTACTTACGGCCACGGGCTACGGTTGACGGGTCATCCAAAGTCCAGTAGTCGATTGCTGCCCCGGTTATAAGCTCGATGCGCGGTGCCGGGCTTTGTACAGCTCGCCGGATAACCGGAGCATAGATGCGCTTATGATCGGCGTATGCCTCTTCTAGGAGCCTGTAGGTAGGGGCAAACCACGCGCAGGGCAAGCCGTCAATAAGCACCGGGTCAGATAAAAGGTTGCCGCCCAGCGTAGTCTTACCGAAACGTCTACCGCAGGCAAGGACGTTGTACCGCTTGGCTTCCCGCAGGATGACCTGCTGGGCTTCATGTGGCCTTGGTAAGACCAGCCGGATATCAGGCAATCGGTTTGTCCGAATACTCCACAATCACCTTCACCGGTGAGCCGTCTGCGCCTGTCTGTTCTACCCGGCTAGACCAGTCGGCTTTATGCTTGCGTTCAAGCCACCATGCGGCCGCTTGCCAAGTAGTGCGGGTTGCATCTTGGATGACCTGAAGGTTGCGTAGCTCCGCTTCACCCTCTGCTTTTTCTACAGCGTATGAAAAATCTGAATATTCCTTGAGCCAGTTGGCAAGTGTAGTCTGATCGATACCAGCGGCAGCGCAGGAAGCCCTGCGGGTGTTACCACCTCGCAGAGCGTCTGTGAGCTTGGCTACCGTTGCCGGTGTGTACTTGGTTGGTCTACCTGCTCCGGGTTGTGCTGCCATCTTCGTACTCCTTTTCTCTAGTCTTCATCTAGATTCTTCCTTAGCTCCGCGCTGGTAGCCCAGAGCATAGCAGCCCTCATCTTTTCCTTACTGATGCCTTGGGCTTTAGCCCGTTTCTTGACATCAGCATACAGCCAGCGTGTATAGAGTTCCGACCCTATCGCTACGCATCCAGCCCCCACCAAAGCACCAATGGCAAAAGGTATCATTTGGTTTCTTCCCATATCGGCTCCCCGGTTACCGGATTGTACTTACCGATCATCCAGTCTTCGGCAAACAGGTCACTAGCGGTAAGCCATATGACCGAGTTGTTTTCCTTTACCTCTGTACCCTCTGCAACGCTGAACACGTCCCAAAGTTCACTAAACCGGAAGTGTAGCCCTTCAGGCCACAAAGCCCGGCGTATGGGCTTCTCTGCTAGCAAGGCATCAAGTGCCTGGTTATACTTCATCTGATTATCATCCAATCGTTAGCGAGTATGTCAGCACCTCTAAAGTAAGCAACCCCGGCATGGTGCCGGTTGCCAGCACCGTCAAGCTTGTACATCACCATCTGGCCGTGCTGTACGGCATAGTGGATTCTTGCGCCATCCCGGCAAACGTACTTGCCGTCCCTCATATGCACCAAGGCACCCGAGAAAGCGATACGAGCGGTGTAGTGTGCTGTTACCGGTGCAAAGCCTGCTACCTCATCGGTACACATCTGCTGGTAACCAAGGCTTGTGGCGTAGGCCAGCAGCTCCGGATTCCGTACCCACTTCTCTACGCTCTGCCGCCGAACGATGTTGTCGGCTTTAGACCATGTCCCGGTGGTTGAGTAGACTTCCATCGCTTGCCGGATGCGTTCTTTCTTTTCTTCTAAACTAAATGCTAGTGCCATGGTTAGCCTCAACCTTGACTATGTTTACAACAGTTTCAACGTACTGAAATTGAATTTCTTCAACTTCACCTAATTCTGAATAAGCCCATGTAGCACAATCCATCATTGGTTGCGTTGGTTTTTGACTAAACGTAATAGTAAAACAACCCTTGTGATCATGTACCGAATGTATAGATGAGTGTACACAGTGCATTGGATTACCAATCTTGAAGGCGTACCAACTCATCCAATCTTCAAGCCGACCTAAACGCCATGACTCATCCTCATCGCCTCTATATGCACTCAGCTCTACTTGGAATGTCGTTCTCATTTATTTATCTCCTCGGCTTCCCTGGCTATCCGATCAGCGTAAGCGGTGTCCTTGGTAGCGGCATATGCCATGTACCAAAGAGCCTTGATGCTGTCAGCGTTAGCCGTCCCCTTGTGTGGGCAACGCTGCAGGTACTTGACCACGTTACCTGTTGCAAAGTCCAACCCCCAGTCATCGATGACGCTGAGGGCTTGGATTTTTGTAGTGCGGTAGTGCTGTTGCACTAGTCTTCGCCGAACGGATCCGCGATGTCATCCGTTACGACTACGGCCTTTTTGAGGGGCTTTGTAGCTGCAACCTTTACAGGCTTGACTGTCTCGATGACATTGGTAAGTTCACCGTTCATCTTTTGGCGGGTGCCTACGACCACTTGCCATGACTTGCCTTTGAGGGCTTCGATGTCAAGTGCGGCAAACTGCGCGTTAGTCATGCGTCCAACCATGCCATCAAGCAGGATTGTCAGTTTCGCTTTCTCGTTGCCGTAGTAGGTCTTGGTGTACTGGATGAATCTAAACGGCTGGCCGTCATCGTCACCAACTTCGGTGGTTTCAAACACCCACTTAAAGTTGGGTTCGAGAACGTTTGGATCGTCGAAGCTCTTACCCTGTACCGCTTCGCAATCAATGAGGGCGCAGATGTAAATGCCCTGCTCGGCAACGGAGAACTTTTTCCCGCTGCCTTCCGAATACTTCCCATGCTGTGCAAAGAATCCCATAGTCAAACTCCTTGGGCTACCGCCCGGTCGTTGGCACTATTGCCACATCGTTATATACCCACACAGTGGATATTGTCAAACGCTCTTTTTCAGCCGCCCTTGATGCACCTTTTCAAAACCAACATGGTCATATGGAATCAAGACGTATTCGTCATACTTGCACAAACCATCAAGTGTTGAGAATCTCTGCCATGTTCCATCCCAATGAACCAAGACAACCTTGCCATCCTTTAGGCGTAGGTAGGTTTCTGTGTCTTCACGGTTTACCCAACGCTTTAGCGATACCTTGCCACCGTACAAAAGCCAAGCACGGACAGCGTGCCATTTGCGCTCCCACTTTGGATCCTGTTGCTCAACCAATGCCGCCGCTTGCAGTTCGTCCCAGTTCATAGGAACAAGTTTCCGTCTTTCCATTTTGTTTCTATTCTTTCTTGGCGATACCTGTACCGGCGCCTTAGCGCCAGGTACATGGTTCGCTCTTTTAACTACCCCTCTACCCCTCTCTTCGGGGTAGGGGGTGAGAGTCTGAGAGAGGGGGGTTTATACAAATGTGTACTTATAAATATTCTTAAGGGGATACACATTTTCAGTACACCTTTTACCGCCTGTAATACTTCCCTTCTCGGCACTCAATGAGCTGCAATGTCACGGCATCAGATATGGTGTCCCACACTAAGTTTCTGCCCTTCTTGATGCCAGCACAGATAGCGCTTTTGGTCTTACCGGGATTGTCTGCCACGAACTGGACAATCCGATCCAACACGTCTGATTCGGTACCTGCGTTTGCTATCTGCTCAATAGCAATCTGTCCGGGTTGTTCAGAATTTAACTTGTACACAAAGTGAACCCAGTCATCCTCCCCAATGTGCCTGTGTTTGACCGTACGGACGTCATACGTCTTGGCTTCTATGTCGTGGTAGATAGATAGCACCATGTCGGCTTGTGCGGCCAAATCAGAGGCTCCACGCATACTGTCTTGAGTGATGCTCGTACCGGGTGCGGCCTTCTTGTTGTGGTGAAGAATGACAACAGCAGCCCCTGCATCAATCAGTTCCTGGAAGCGGTCATACAGTTTGGCTACCGCGCCATTATCGTTTTCATCCATGCTGTGAACACGAACAAAAGTATCAACAATCACTAACCTGATTTCATGTTTCTTGACATAGTTCACAAGCGTATTCATGTGAAACGGTTTGTCTACCTTGGTGTTCTTTTTTTGGATGATGTGTAGGTCTGGAATATCCGTAGGGTGCATCATGCAAAACCGTCCCCAGAACTTCTTAGTTTCGATTTCTTCATTGATGTATAAGACTTTGGTTTGTATCGTCTCGATGAAGTGACACCATGGCCGACCGGAAGCGCAAGCAATCGCAAGGTCGATACCAAGCCACGATTTACCGCTACCGGATGCGGCAGCGATGAAGTGTAGCCCTTTGTGAATAATCATATTCTCAGCTATCCACTCTTCATCCTTGCAGTTCATGCCCTCTTCTTTGAATCTCCACCAGTCCCAGATTTCTAACTCTGGTTCTTCCTTTGGTTCAAGCGCCTTGAGTTTGTCTGCCATGAGTTCGGATGCGGCCATCTGTTGGGTCACGAGTTGTCGTACCCCTTCAGACCATTCAGCCCAAGCCCGTCCGACTTTTTCGCTAACTTCAAACGGCTGTAAAGCCGGGTCAAGCCAGTTGCGGTTGAAGCCTTGCGCCGCTTCCAGCGCTCCATCGTAATCAAGCCCAGTAGAGCGCAGGTATCCGACATAAGCCGTAATGGCGTTGTCTCTGCCGCCGTAAGGCCCGCCCCCTTCAGGGTGTCGTTGATACAACTTAGCAAGTGTTCCATCGCCTGACGGCTCACCCGGTTCGCGTTGCTTACGCTCCGGCTTGATGTCCGGTACAAGGGGGATATCCCAAAAGTCTTTATCCAAAGTAATGCTCCATAATCTCCGGCAGGTCGGCTCTGACAATAGCCAGTAGGAATGTCCATCGTGCGTCAAGTTTGCTTTTTATGCAAGCCTGTTCGAGTTCAAGAAAGAAAGTGTCAAGGCATCCGGTATAGCGTCCGGAAGCGTGGCGTATCATCGGGCTTGCGTGTCCAAGTTCGCCCGCCCTGGCGGATGCCAGTAGGGCATCAAGCCGTGCATCGCCAAACTCCGCAACTACCAAGGATTCCTTGTAGGTTGGCTTCATACCGCCGCCCTTCAAGAGCTGCACCGCCTTGGGGTTATCAACATCCTTCCAGTTGATCGTTCCCGGTACCCTTAGAATCCTGTCCACGTTGGATACGTTATCGGTGCCGGGTAGTACGGCGTTGGCAAAGCTTCTGACCTTGGCTTCTACTGCCGTGCGTTCTTTAGGGGAAGATACCCGCATGGGTGTCGGTGCTACCTTGTAGCCGTGCCACCCGTTGCCGGTAGATACCACGATGTCGCAGGTGTCAAGTAATGCTTGACTACTTCCCGGCACCTTGGAATCTAGATCCAGCCAAAGCGCCCCGACATACTCTATGGATTCTTTACCGAGCTTACGCCCTGGCCCTTCAGGCGCAGCACGGGGACACACTCCAACGTACACATCGTAACCACGCATGGCGAGGGAAATAATGTGCTGACTAAGTGCTTGCCCGGCTTCACCCTTCAAGCATTCAGGGATGCGGTAAGTGGTGCGGTTAGCGTGGGGTTTGTGCTTGGATAGCGGACGGATTTCAATGAACCCGTCTTGATAGGGTTTGAAAAGATGCCGCAGGAAGGCGATAGCCTGAACGGCATCAGTGGCAGGGAGTGCCATGATGTGTACCTATGTTTTCCTTCAAGATACCTACTTCAGGAAACCCCCGGTAGCTACTCCGGGGGCTGGCAAAGCCAAACCTTGAAGGATAGGTTCATCCACATTATACATCAAAAGCAAAACCCGCTCAGGTACAGGTGAGCGGGTTGCATACTCATTTGTACGAATGAGTAGCCGGTTAGACCGACAAAGGATTATACATCAAAAGCAAACCCAACATGATCGGCTATTGCCTTGGCGGCATCGTGCCAAGAGTACGCAACAACAAAGGTGTAGCCGTGCGGCTGGAGAGCATCCCGGAAGGATACCTGCCCCGGTGTCAACCTACCCTTGCCTGCCTTCATCTCGATGAAAAGACCGGGAGTAGGAACCGGTAGGAAGATATCCCACACACCCGGTTTGACTCCCATGGCTTTGAACTTCGCAGCTGTCCTGATGTCCCGATGCCCGCCGTTAGGGCAATGGTAAATGGTAGACAGTTCAGGATGTTTGGTAGCCATCAAGCGTACCCAAGTAATCAAGGCTATCTGTTCCCGGTCTTCTAGATGTTTCAAGTCAGGTCTTCCACTTCGTACCGTCCCCGGATGGTTGCTAGGGCTGTCTCTATCTGCGCCTCGATGACAGTAACAGGTGTCTTGTACCTGCTTGCTATCGTCCGCAGTGTCTCCGGCTTGGAACCATCTAAACCAAAGCGCCTAACCAGCAAATAGCGGGAATCGTCATCTAGGCTTAGCAAAGCGTCACCAAGCCTATCTGCCCATGATTCAGCAATAAACGCCTCTTCGGGGCTTGTGGAGGCTCCTAGCACCCTGCAATCTTCATAGACTAACCCATCAGTGCCAGACACTGGCACATTGATACTAACCGGCTGCACTTGTTGGGAGTCCCTGGCAATGCCGATCATGGTAACCGACAAGCCCGTATAGGTTGAGAGCTGCTCATCGGTTGGAGGTATGCCGTGCTGGTGTAGGTGTTGATCGTGTGCCTTGCGGATGCGTAGCCACTTGTAGATGGTGTGCTCAGATACCCGTATTGTCTTGCTTTGGGTTGACTGGTAACGGCGGTACTTTTGGATTATCCATTTCATGGCGAAAGTGCTGAACCTTAGCCCCCGGCTGGAATCCCACCGTTGTATGGCGATAATCAAGCCCTGAAGGCAGAACGCCACGGCATCCTCGAAATCATCCTGCTTGTGTATCTGCTTGGCCATCTCTTTGCAGAGACCCGTATTCCGGTGAACCATTTCCGCCATGCATTCTTTGGGCATGATGTCTGCTGCCCATGCCTGATGTAAAAGAACCATCTCCTCGTGAGACAACAAACGCTCCGGTGCCTTGGATAAAGCCCGGAGCGTCTGACGTACTACTGATCTACTTGGTATCAACTAAAGTCCATTTGTAGTTGCACTTCAGTGGGTGTTTCCATATTGGAAATAACCACTCCTACATCAACCCGCCTTAGGTGATAATGAGCGCAAATATCTTTTCCAGTTGCATCGATGTAGTTATATCCAAACCGTGATTCTTGTGTGTGCTTACGGTTGTATGGTTGACATTCCAAGTGGTAATGCTCAGGTAGTGGTTTTGCTCCCAGTTGATTGATCTGCGCTACAACGTGAGTACAGGTACAAGGCCCGTCAATATCTACGATGACTGCAAGGGGGCCTTGCTTGTGATTGTAGAAGTCATCCCAGCATTGAACTACCACTCCAGGCTTCATCCACGTCATGCCACCACCTCAAACTTCCACGTCTCGTAAGCTTTTTCAGGGATTGTAATCTCTGTTGTTTTGTACCAATCACCAGACGTAAGTTGCTTGCGATATTCCAGCAACCTTCCACCTTCTAAGCGATACCGATAAAGCATAGAGCCTTGGGGACGAATCATACATCCCGCTACAAGTTTAGCCATTGCCTCGTTCCAATCAAAGCATGGCAAGTCTGTACGGTTGCGCTCGTTGAGTAGCGGCCCATCATACGGATACGGTTCATCCATAATGATGTTCCATAGATCAGCATCCTTTTCAAGCCACCGGCTAACGTTCTGCCAATACAACCCGGCTATGTCATAACAGGCATCGTACTTTGATTCACCGGCTTTGACTCGCTCAGCTACACGGCTTAGAATCTCAGCCTTTTCAGGCTTAGTTAGGAATCTACGCCGTTGCATTACTT